GGATACATTTGCAATCTGGCTCAAGGGCATTTCGGAGTTCTCGGATTCTATTAAAAAGGCAGAGGGTGATGCCGAAGTTCGCAACGTTGCCATCATTCAAAAGGCAGCTGACACAACATGGCAGGCGGCGGCGTGGTGGCTTGAGCGTAAGCACAAGGCCGACTGGTCTAGCCGGGTAGAGCAGACCGGGGCAGACGGTAGCCCGGTCAAGGTGATCGTGGAGTATTCGGATAAGCCGATTGCCTGATATCCGGCTGGTCTTACCAAGGCCGCATGAAGCCCAGCAGGTCATCCTGCGGGAAGCCCGCCGATATAATGTTTTAGCCTGTGGCCGTAGGTTTGGAAAGACCACGCTGGGCGGTAACCTTTTATCTGACCCGGTTCTGCAAGACGGCTTACCTTGCGCTTGGTTCGCACCTACCTACCGCTTGCTGGAAGAGGCATACGCGGATCATAAGCGTATCTATGCTCCGGTTATCCGGCGGGCTGTACAAAGCCCAGCACCGCGCATCGAGCTTATAACCGGGGCGGCGATTGACTATTGGACACTTGATGACCCTAGTACGGTAGCCCGTGGTCGTAAGTACAAGCGGGTCATCATCGATGAGGCCGCCATGGCTAGACACTTAGAGCAAGCCTGGACTGAAGCCATACGCCCAACGCTAACAGACTTCAAAGGGGATGCGTTCTTTCTGTCTACGCCTAAAGGCTCCAACTACTTCCGCACCCTTTACAACCAAGCCGCTACCGATGCCGACTGGATGTCTTGGCAGATGCCCACAACCGCTAACCCTTGGATAGATGCAACCGAAGTAGACAAGGCTGGGGAATCCTTGCCGAGCATCGCGTTTAGGCAAGAGTATTTAGCGGAGTTCGTGGATGCTGCGGGAGCTCGCATCAAGCGGGAGTGGTTGCGATACGGCGATTGCCCTGAAGGCTTGCCTACCTACATCGGGGTTGACCTTGCAATCTCTACGAAGTCTGAAGCCGACTACACCGGGGTTGCTGTTGTGAGCCGTGGTGAAGATGGGACGATTTACGTTAGAGACATCAACCGCACCCGCGCGGACTTTGCAAGCGTCTTAAGATTCATCGAGGCAATGGCGGCTAAGTGGAATCCTAGTATGATCGGCATCGAGCAGGTGCAGTATCAGGCGGCTGTTGTGCAGGAGTTGCTACGGCGTACGAAACTGCCTATCCGGGGGATACGTCCAGACAGAGACAAAGTGACCCGCTTTGCGCCTCTGGAAGCCCGCTATGAGCAATCACAGGTTATGCACTGCCAAGGGCTGCCGGCATACTTTGAAGACGAGCTGCTATCCTTCCCTGTCGGGCGGCATGATGACGTGGTAGATGCTCTGGCTTACGCTTGGCAGGTGTGTGGATCTAAGCGTTCATGGGGAGCCGTCTAAAATATATATCCCTATACCCTTGCAAGATATACACTGGCGGTGTATATTATCAACATCAAGCAGGGAGATAGAACAATGGAAACACAAGGTACAGCGATGGTTATGGAGCAGTTGGAGATTGCACAGACAGCCGGTAAGTCAATCGTAATGACAAAGCAGATTGCTGATGTTTATCACGCAGGACGAACATACACCTACAACGAGTTGATCAATGAGTCTATGTACTGGACTATCGTACTAAACACCCGTTGCACACTGAGCAACAACAAGATTGTTACCCGCTCCTGCGAACTGTCCTTTATGGATGCAGAAGAGGCAAAGCAATACAAGGGTGGACTTTACGAACTAAAGTAAACCACTCAAGCCTACAGGCCCCCGCAAGGGGGCTTTTTCTTTTTGTGGGATACTGAAGCCATGGGTATCTTTGACCGCTTCCTCGGACGTAAAGCCGCAGCCAACCCGACACAGGCACTACCGCTGCCGTTGTCTCAATCTAGAGACATCTACCTAACCGGTTACGGCTCTGGTCAGCTGCAAACACTCCTGCGCCGGGCACTCCCTGGAAGCACCAAGGACTGGGCACGTGTAGCCGGTGACTTAGGCTTGAATGGCGTTGTTGCTAGTGCCATCGATTGGTACGTCAGGAACTATCCACAAGCCACGCCGCGCTACTACCGACCGGTAGACAGCCAGCAGGCAGAGCCGGTAGAAGACCACCCGGTATTGCAGCTCATGGCTCAACCGGATCCGATGATTATGGGTAGCCTTTTCTGGGGCTGGGTCATTCAAGACTACAAGCTTTTCGGTAACACCTACCTGAGAAAGATTCGATCTACAACCCGTGGTGTGGTTACTGCCTTGCAGTTCCTGCCGCAGGACATGGTTAGACCGGTTGGTAATGGCGTAAACCCGCTAACGCACTACGTCTACACCACGGACGGCCGCTCCTTTGACATCCCGGTATCCGACATCATCCATATCCGGTACGGCAGAGACCCTAGCGATATCCGCATTGGTAGAGCGCCGCTTACCGCTGTCCTGCGGGAGATTGCAACCGACAACACCGCATCCACTACCGCATACGGACTCTTGGCTAACGGCGCCATGCCATCATTGATTGTTGGGCCTGATGCCAAAGAGACCAGCGTTGACATGAGCATGGACGATGCCCGGCAGGTGAAGCGGCAACTGCATGAAGACCTTACCGGTGACGGTAGCGGCGGCATCGTGGTAATGACCGGTGCCTACAAGATGGATAGGGTATCCCTTACGCCTTCCGAGCTTGCTTTGGATTCTGTGAGACGTGTACCGGAGGAGCGTATCTGTTCCGCACTTGGCATCAACCCGATGGTATTGGGCCTTGGAAGCGGCTTAGAGCGGTCTACCTACAGTAATTACGAGAGAGCCCAACAGGCCGCATGGGAAGATGGCATGGTGCCACTCTTGCGTACCCTTGCGGACGCGATTACCGCTGACCTGCTGCCGGAATACCCTGAGACACAGCAGGGCGATTACGTTATGTATGACCTTGAAACGGTCCGGGCGCTTGCTGACGATATGCAAGCTGAAGCGGTAAGAGCCGAGAAACTCTACAAGGCGGGCATCATTGATCGGGCTGAAGCCAAGCGCATAGCCGGGCTTGAAGCCGTGCCGGAAGATACCGGCGTATTGCATCCATCCGCCATCAGCGTACAGGCTGGCACGGGTGCATCGCTGGCAGAGACAACCAACGCGGCAGGTATCTTGATTCGTTCCGGTTACGATCCGGGTAGCGTTACCAACTTCCTCAACTTACCAGTGCAGCACACAGGCGCCGCACCGGTTACCCTGCGGGATGAAGCCAAAGCGTACGAGATGAAGTTTGTGCCGAACGCTGGCATGGTTGAAGCCGCGCAACGGGCGCTTGACTGGAAGGCGGAAGGCTTTGACGGCGGAACGCGGGTAGGCCTTGCGCGGGCTAACCAAATCGTGAATGGCGAGAAACTTTCCGAAGACACCATCTTGCGGATGTACTCTTTCTTCAGCCGCCATGAAGTCGACAAGAAAGCCGAAGGGTTCAACAGTGGTGAGGAAGGGTTCCCTTCACCGGGGCGTGTTGCTTGGGACTTGTGGGGCGGTGATGCCGGGTTCCGCTGGTCAACATCCAAGCGGGACGCTATGCAACCAGACGGCAAGAGCCTTGATGGTGACCACGTATGCACTCCGGGGGTAGTGTACAAGTCTCACCCTTTTTACGGATATTCGCTGGAGGAAATCTCAAGCGAGTAGACAGCGGCACCGGCAGGATTTATGCCGCCAGTCAGAAGTACCGGAATGACTTATTAGAGCGTGAAGGCGTAGCCATCAGCCGTATGCAACGCGCATACAAAGCCGCAACCAAGGCAAGCATCGATGAACTTGAAGCGCTGGAGGGTAGGATAGCCGAGCGTGAAGCAAACGGCGAACCGCCGAGCGAAACCATACTCTGGATGCGTCAGCGGATCATCGATAACATCGAGCAGCTCGGAAAGAACCTGAAAAAGTTCTCGGTAGAGGGGGCAGTGATTACAGCCGATGGGCAGTTACAAGCCGCTATCCTTGCTAATGATGCAACGCCGGGCCTTGTGGAAGCGGCAGCGGGTAAAAAGCCCGCCGGCGTTACCCTTGGTACTTCATGGACAAGTTTACCTGATGAACAACTCCAAGCCTTTGTCGGGTTCGCAGGCGATGGTTCGCCTCTGGCTGTCCTATTCGATGCCATCCCACAAGTAACCACCGATGCCATGCAACTTGCTTTGGTACAGGGTATTTCGTTAGGTGAAGGCCCGCGCACGGTAGCACGGCGGGTACGCAAGGCGGCGGACATCGGACGGCAACGTGCCGAGACGATAGCGCGCACTGAGATGATACGAAGCGCCAGGGAAGCCCAGCGGCAACTGTATACGGAGAATGGTTCTGTCACGGGATACCGGCGGCAGGCTACGCAGGATGCGCGGGTATGCCTTGCTTGCTTGGCTTTGTCCGGTACCCTTCAGGCTACGGATACCATCATGCCTTCACACCCGAACTGCCGGTGCGTGATGATACCTGAAACGCTTTCATGGGCTGAGATAACCGGCGATTCTTCCATCCCCGATACCCGTCCAAAGGTGGCAACCGGTGAAGAGATTCTTAAGGGGCTAACACCGCTTGAAGCTCAGCAGATACTAGGCACTGCCCGCTATAACCTTTACGCTGAAGGGCTACCGCTCAGTGACATGGCTACCGTGGTACCTAACGCCGACTGGGGGCCTACTACAAGGGTGCTACCGCTTAGAGACCTAGAGGGTTACATACCGGATCTAACGACTTATCTATGAAAACGGCACTGTGGGATACTGAGGGTATGGACTTGCTGACATCTTCCGTAGACGGTATCAAGAGCGACAGGCTTGGCTACGTCAAGGGCTACCTTGTGCGCTTTGGTGATACCAAGACCGCCGACCTTGAAGGTGATTACTTCACCGCTTCAACCGACTACGGTTTCCCGGTTGCCAAGGGGCAGCGAGTCCCTTTGAATGTGTACTACCACCACGGTATGGATTCTCAGGTAGGCAAGAAGTCTATCGGTACAGGCTACGTCAAGATGGACGATACCGGCTTATGGTATGAAGCTCAACTAGACATGGCCGACGAGTACGGCAGCATGATTGCGAAGCTCTGCAAGCAAGGCAAGATGGGTTTTTCCTCTGGTGCTGCCGGTCATCTGGTAGAGCGTAAAAGCATGGGCGGTGCCGCTGAAATCACCCGCTGGCCTATCGCAGAAGCATCGATTACCCCGACACCAGCCGAGTATCGCAACTCAGTAAAGACTCTAAAGGAGTACTACGGCATGGAGCCTATGATGGATATGGAAGAAGAAGAGATGGTCATGGCTCCAATGCCTGAACAGTCCCCGGAAGAGTACGCCGTATCGGTCTTTGATGAGTCCGAAGGTGACCTAATCCACGAAGGATTGGAAGCCTACTACGATGCACTCTGCGGAGCCATCGAGATGGTTTCCGATCAGAGCATGGCAGATGCCATCATTGATGAATTTGCTCGACGTGCTAAGGGGCTATACGCCATGCACGGAATGAAGAGCGTACAGCCCGCATCCCTGCGGGGTGTAGAACGTCGACTGCGGGATGCAGTCGGTCTTAGCCGGGCGAGCGCCAAGCGCTTAGCACCTGTAGTCTGGGATTCACTGCGGGACGCAGACCAGCCAGAGACGCAACCGGTACTCGTAGTAGAGGCGAAAGCCCATGACAATGACGAACGCCAGGAACTGCTGGCACGTCTGGAGTTGCTAACAC